AAAGTTGGTCAGAGTAAGAAAGCAGCAGATATGTTTAAATCAGGCAACATAGCAAAACATTTAATGAAAGCCAAAAACTGGGCGAAAACTAATATGGGCCCTGCAGGCTGGATTGGTGGAGAACTTTTAGTTGTAGGTCTTGGTACAGCGTGGGATATGTCCCAAGGTAAAGGCTGGAAAGAGGCCATGGATAATTGGACAGGTTTAGGAGGACATTTTGGTCAAGCAGAACAAAGACTTCGGGACATTGGAACAGAACATGGATGGAATGAAGGACAAATTAATGATGCTATGAAAATTGGACAGTTAATGGATTTGAGTACTAAGACAGAAGAAAAACAATGGGAACTAGATCAACTTTTAGAAGCGCAAGATATTGGAGGAACGGCTAGGGTAAAATATGATCCTAAGCATCCAGGAGCCTACAAACCTATACAAGGTAAGTATCAAGATCCAAAAAAATTAAGAGAGTTAAAAGCAGAAGTACCAAAAATGTGGGAAAAAGGGGATGAGATTTATGAATCTTTAAAAAATTTTGATACATCAATAGAGCTTTATAATGAACTTCAGCAAAGAAAAGCGTTAGAAGAATATAATAGAAAAATGAAACTTAGACATTCTGAAAGTGACCCTTTTAGTTATGTAATAGAAGAAAAACAACCTTTCCAGAATCTGGAATATCAAAAACATCCACTTGAATCTCCTACTCAATTGTGGGCGCCTTATGCAGGCGGCGGTATGGTAGGAATACGTAAACCCCATGCAATAGCACCAACTGGAGGACCTCAATCACAAGGCTTGGCATCTACGCCAGAATATGGTACATATAACAAGGAGTATAAATGGCAGAAATAGACAAATCACTCCCGAATGTTAGACACGAAGTAAAAATACCTGGTGCACAGCCACCAACCGATGTCGACATTACGGAAGCACAACAAAGACAACCAGTAGAAGTAACACCTGATGAAGAAGGTGGTGCTACAGTAAATTTTGATCCAAGTGCCGTGAACCAGGCTCAGTCAAACACGCACTTTGATAATCTAGCAGATATTTTACCAGAAGAAGTTTTAGATCCAATAGGAATTCAGTTAAGACAAAATTATACAGATTATAAAATGTCTAGAAAAGATTGGGAACAATCTTATACAAATGGTTTAGATCTTTTAGGATTTAAATATGATAACCGAAACGAACCATTTCAAGGAGCATCTGGTGCCACTCACCCAGTTTTAGCTGAAGCTGTTACACAGTTTCAAGCTCTCGCATATAAAGAATTATTACCAGCAGATGGACCTGTTAGAACTCAAGTTTTAGGAATATCCAATCCTGCTAAAGAAGCTCAATCACAAAGAGTTAAAGATTTTATGAATTATCAATTGATGGATCAAATGAAAGAATATGAACCAGAGTTTGATCAAATGTTATTCCATCTACCTTTAAGCGGCTCTACTTTTAAGAAAGTTTATTATGACGATCTTTTAGGAAGAGCCGTTTCAAAATTTATACCTGCAGATGATCTTGTCGTTCCGTATACAGCTACCTCATTAGATGATGCGGAAGCAGTGATTCATGTCGTAAAGATTTCAGAAAATGATTTACGTAAACAGCAGGTCAATGGCTTTTACACTGACATTGAGTTGACAAAACCAGTGTCAGATGTGAATGCAGATAAGGTTGTTGATAAGAAAAGAGAATTAGAAGGAACTACTAAATCAGTAAGAACAGAAAGTGTATACACATTATTAGAATGTCACGTTAATTTAGATTTAGAAGGTTTCGAAGATGTTGGTCAAGATGGAGAACCAACTGGAATAAAATTACCTTACGTCGTTACAATCGAAGAAGGTAGTCAAAAGGTTTTGTCGATAAGACGAAACTATGCGCCCAATGATCCACTGAGAAATAAAATCCAATATTTCGTCCACTTCAAATTTCTGCCAGGACTAGGATTTTATGGCTTTGGACTCATTCATATGATTGGCGGTTTGAGCAGAACTGCAACTTCTGCTCTCCGTCAATTATTAGACGCAGGGACTTTATCAAATTTACCAGCCGGATTTAAACAGAGAGGTGTTAGAGTCAAAGATGACGCTGCACCGATACAACCTGGAGAATTCAAAGATGTGGATACACCAGGTGGTAATCTAAAAGATGCATTTGTATTTTTACCATACAAAGAACCTTCAGCTACATTATTGCAGTTGATGGGAATTGTAGTTACAGCAGGACAAAGATTCGCGTCCATTGCTGACATGCAGGTCGGGGACGGGAACCAAGGCGCAGCCGTTGGTACGACCGTAGCTCTTTTAGAACGTGGTTCAAGGGTAATGTCAGCAATCCATAAAAGAGTATATGCAGCCTTAAGAAAAGAATTTAAATTACTAGCAAAAGTATTTGCACAGTACCTACCACCAGAATATCCATACGATGTTGTAGGTGGACAAAGAAATATTAAAGTTACAGATTTTGATGAAAGAGTAGATATTTTACCAATTGCAGATCCAAACATCTTTTCAATGTCGCAAAGATTAACACTTGCTCAAACTGGACTTCAGTTAGCAATGTCAAATCCACAAATGCATAATTTATATATGGCATTTAGAAAAATGTATGAAGCGTTAGGTATAAAAGATATTGATAGAATTTTACCACCACCAGCACCCAATGCACCTAAAGATCCATCTTTAGAACACATTGATGCATTAGGTGGAAAACCTTTTCAAGCTTTTCCTGGTCAAGACCATAGAGCACACGTTACAGCTCACTTAAATTTTATGTCAACAAACATGGTTAGAAATAATCCAATGGTTATGGCTGCATTACAAAAAAATATTTTAGAACATATTTCTTTAATGGCTACTGAACAAGTTCAATTAGAATTCAGAGAACAGATTCAACAAATGCAATTGCTTTCACAACAAGCAGCACAGAACCCACAAGCACAACAACAACTACAGCAAATGCAACAAACTGTTGAAGCAAGAAAAGCAGTATTGATTGCAGAAATGACTGAAGACTTCATGAAGGAAGAGAAGAAGATTACATCTCAGTTTGACCATGATCCATTATTAAAACTTAAGTCAAGAGAAGTTGATTTAAGAGCTATGGAGAATGAGCGTAAACAACAAGAGATGAAGAAACGACAAGAAATTGACCAAGCTAAATTAGTTCAAGCTAGAGATATTACTGATGACAAGCTTAAACAGGACGAAGAATTAGCAGAATTAAGAGCTGATACGTCAATTGAAAAGCAAGAAATAGCTAATGAGAATAGATTAGAACTTGCAAAAATGAAACCTAAGGGAGGAAATAGTGCCTCTAACCGATAAAGGTAAAAAAATTAAAAAAGCAATGAAAAAACAGTATGGTAAGAAAAAGGGAGAAAAAATCTTCTATGCATCTGCTAATAAAGGTACTATAACAGGCATAGATAAAAAAAGGAGTACATAATGGCTTGGAATTATAAAAAAGCTAAGGAAATTAAAATTCCTGAGCAAAAAAAAGTAGTTGATCCTAGATCTGAAACTAGTTTCAGAGGGAAAAGCTATCTTGCTAAAGGAGATTCTAATTCTGCTAAAGTAGCAAAAGCAAGACCCGCTAAAGTAACCTGGTTCTAGTATGTGGTTTAGTGCTATTAAAATGGCTATGAGTGCTGGTAGTCATATTTATAAAAAACGCCAAGAGACAAAGATGCGTATGGCTGATGCTCAGTACATGCACGCAGAAAAAATGGCCCGAGGCGAGGAAGCTTACCAGGGCAAACTTTTAGAGGCTCGGCAAAACGACTATAAGGACGAGGTGGTTTTAGCGATTCTCACACTGCCCATTTTGGTGCTCGCATGGGGAGTCTGGTCGGACGATCCGGCGGCTATGGAGAAGATAAAAATCTTCTTCGAACATTTCCAGGCATTGCCGACATGGTTCACTAATTTATGGATACTTGTCTGTGCCAGCATTTTTGGTATAAAGGGAACTCAAATATTTCGTAATGGAGGAAAAAAATAATGGTTGGATTTTGGATAAGAGCAGGTAAAAAAGCAGGTGAAGCTATTAAAGGTGTTAAACCTGGTACAAAATTTAAAGGTCAAAAAACAAAAGAATCTATTATAAAAGCAGGAAAAGAAAAGAAAAAGAAAATAGTGGATGAAGATTTTAGAGAAAATTTGACAAGATATTTTACAAATCAACCTCCTAAAAAAACAAAAACAAAAACAAAGCATTATACTGCTCCAAAGGATTTCAAATGGTAAACCCAAGATATAAACCCTTTAATGGTAATTCAAGAAAACCAGCTGTAAAGCAGCCAGAAAAGATATTAAGTGAAACAAAGACAGATTTTGTATATCCTCCAAAGGAAGAATATATTGGATCACATATTAAAAGTGATTTAGCTGGTGAACCAGTTTCAAACAAGAGTTACGAGAAATATTATAAAGATTTAATATGAATTTAGAAAACGTAATTTATAAATTACGCAGAGCCTTAGATACTAGAATTAATCAATTATCAATCTCTATAACGTCTGGTGGGGTTGACAATATGGAAACATATAAGTATATTATCGGACAAATTAACGCCCTAGAGGCAGTTAAACAGGAACTCTCTAACCTGCTTAATGAGAAGGAGCAAAATGAAGGAAATGTCGTCGACATCAACACAAAAAATCCACTTACCAAATAAAGATTTAGTTGGTTTAAAAAGATCAGAAGAGCAAAAAGAAGTTACCAAAGAAAAAGCAAAATTACCAGAACCTACGGGTTGGAGACTTATAGTCTTGCCATTTAAAATGGATGAAAGAACTAAAGGTGGAATCATTATGAATGAAACTACTTTAGAAAAACAACAAGTTGCATCACAGTGTGGAAACGTACTAGCTATGGGACCACAATGTTATACGGATAAAGAGAGATATCCAGAAGGACCGTGGTGCAAGGTTGGTGATTGGGTGATCTTTGCGCGTTATGCAGGATCACGTATACAAATTGAAGGTGGAGAAATCAGGTTGTTAAATGAAGATGAAATTTTAGCAACCATCAAGAATCCAGAGGATATCTTGCATAAATACTAACATTGGAGGAAACAATGCCAGAAGCAAATAAAATAACTAAAGAAGACCAAAAGGTAGAATTAGATACTTCAGGACCTGAAGTAGATGTAGTTGTACCAGAGGAAAAAGCAGAAGAAGTTATAGAAACCAAGGAACAAGAAACAGTAAAAGAAGTAGAAAAAGAAGAAACAGTAAAAGAAATAAAAAAGGAACAAAAAGAAGATGACTCTAAACTAGAAGAATACAGTAAAGGTGTTCAAGCACGTATCTCTAAACTTACTCGTAAGATGAGAGAAGCAGAACGTAGAGAACAAGCTGCTACTGAATATGCTCAAGCTTTAGAATATCAAAGAAAAACAGATCAGTCTCGATTTAAAAAAATGGATACTGATTATTGGTCTAGATTTGAAAAGACTGTAAAAACAGGAATGGAGTCTGCTCAAAAAGAATTAGCAAACGCCATTGAATCTGGAAATGCAGAAGCTCAAGTTGAAGCTAATAAAAAAATTGCTACGTTAGCATTTGAGAATGCTAAATTGGAGCAAAAAAAGTCGGAACCTGTTGAAGAGGAGAGACCTGTTCAACAACTTTCAGACGGTGGAAGATTACCACAGCAAACACCACAGGAACTTCCTGATCCCGATCCTAAAGCGGAAGAATGGGCTAGTAAAAATACATGGTTTGGTAAAGATAGAGCCATGACGTTTACTGCCTTTGAAATCCATAAGGATTTGGTAAATGAAGGGTTTGATCCTAAGTCAGATGCTTATTATAATGAAGTTGACAAAAGAATAAAAGTTGACTTTGCTCATAAATTTGATA